TAGATGTTTTCCCTTGAAATCGATACGTGATAGATTAGAGTTATAGCGCAAATGACAATTCTTTGCAGAACCGTTATTGACCATTTCTTCTAATGCCCACCAATGCATATCGTACATTAGCGGCTCGCCGCCCACCCAATAAATTTCTTCCACGATACCATCAGAGATTGCTTTCTTAAATTCTGGTTCAGCAACATCTCTCTGGAACTTTTGCATCTTCTGTTTAACAGTTGGTTGCATAAAAGGTTGATTCTCAACTGACCATAGACCATGTTTTTTCTTTTCAGCTTCCCACGCACTTGATAATTGCTCTCCGCACATGCGACACTTAAAGTTACATAAGTTTGAATAACGATAATCAAACGAGATCGTAGGCATAGTTGTATGCCCATCATCATCTGTCTTATCAAACGCTTCTTGGATCTTATCTTTAAATAGAACACCAGTAAACCATTTGCGATATGAACTTAGAGATAGAGTGTCATCATTACATACATCACATTGTGGGATACGTTCTCCAGCCATTAACTTCTTACGAATGTCTTTCATATAAGGAGAGTTCCAATGTTCTTCTAGTGTCATCGGATTGAAGTCATCAGCATCAGTTTTAGAATCAGTTACCTCGCCGTAACGTTCATCATTTGATGCATCAATGTACTGTTTCTGAAATGAATGTTCTTCACGTGATGCGCAACATAGTCTACGTTCACCTTGCGGTGAGATATAAGTATGTGACCAAGGTGCCATACAGAAGACTTTGTTTTCACTTTCTTCTGCACAACTTGCATCATCTTTCCATATCGGAATAATTTTATTTGTCATATTATAGATGCCTACTCATAAGTTTAATCTACTTTTACACCACCAAGAGCATCATTTTCTGTATCCCAGCCGCCTACTTTTATCTTCTGTTCATGTTCATCATCACCAGTACCATATGCATCAGTTGTTGCAGGATCGCCGCCTCGTAAAAGGTCTCCTTCAACTGCTAAGTTTGCACTAGACAAAACAAATGTTTTAGACTTAATTTCGTCTGCTGATGGAACGTCTGCTTCAAGCGTTTTATACCATTCTGCGATGGGTCCAGGGAATGTTTCAACAAAGTTCTTATTACGTCTTACATCGAACTGTGTAAAGAATGCTTTGAAATCATGATACAATTTATCTTGATCTGCTGTATTCTTATGTGGAGTTTTAACAATATCAAGATAGTCTATTAGTCTTTGTAAACTTGCTCTTTCACCTTCGTTAAGTTTGCCACCGTTGAGGAAGTGCCATGCTGATAACTTATTTTTATAATATGTTTTTACTTTCTCAGGTAGTATTGCCGCACTCTGGAATGATGGGAAGCGTAAAATGTTTAGAGTCATAGTTGGCGCTCGTTCTCCATATTCTTTTCTAAGTTGTAACATCTCGTCCATGAACTCTGTAATAGTAGTCAAGCATAATGAATTAATTGTCATCATCATATGTAACTTCTGCACATTAGATTCTTTAAGAACACGGTGAATACTATTCATCCATAGATCATAATCTAGTCCATCACGTATATATTCAGCTTGTGTTTTTGCTGCTTCCATAGATGTGTAAATTTCAAAGTTCGGAACGTGCCAAGACTTTTCGATTAGCTTGTCTAATACTTTAGGTGTCTGCGGTGATAAGTTACTATTAATAGCAAATCTCATATCACGGGCACGATCTGGATTCTTTTCAAACCAATCAAACAACTTCCAAGTTCCTGTATGCATGATAGGTTCACCACCAGTAATACGAATTTCTTCTAAGTTGTCGGCAAGATCACTTTCCCACCATTCATGGAATGCTTTGATGAATGGATTGTCTTCTGCTTTTCTTGCTGCTGGTTCTGCCCATGGAGCTGTATCGACAAAGTGGCCTCTACCATCTGACTTGATATTTTGATAAGCGCCATAGTCATTAATATCTTTGACCCATGCAGTTGAGAATGCTGGGTTACAGTAAGTACATTTTAGATTACATGCTCTATCAAATGAAATTTCAAGTGTACGTAGTTGTACATTTTCATCCCATGGCATTTCCATACTAGCATCTAAGTCTTCATCTTTGAAGATTTCAGTTTTGAATACACGGTCAGAGATATGATCTTTTCCCATGTCTTCAACTTTCCAACAATATTCACATTCTGCTGGACGCTTACCTTCCTGCATTTGCTTACGCATAAGTTTCTTATGCTTTGTGTTGTGAATTGCAGTTGGATTATCTTTCAATTCTTCAAGTGGAATCCAATGTCCTGGCGGGTGGTGACAACTGGCAGTTTGACCATGCCCTAACCAGATAGTAGCATTAAACCATTTTGCACCACAATAACTTTCGCTCTTATTATCAATCATACGTGCTTTATACGCATGAAGAGTTTCAGCTTCCCAATGTTTACGACCCATATTTTGCCTCTTTTTCTTCTTTTGCTTCATTCCAGAAGTCTGTCATTTCAGGAAATGTTTCTAAGAAATTTAGTCCTCTGCGCTTATCATACTCAGTGAAATAATCATAGAAACGAATTAACCTGTCACTTAATTCATTGTCACTCATATTTAGTCCTTCTTTAGCCCATGCTAAATCTCTTTCGAGTTTTAGAACTTCGTAATTCTTAAAACCAGTATACTTGCGACCATACAAATCATTTGGTAATACATTTGCTTTCATGTAGTCAATGTTCTGTTGAATAGTATCAAGCATAATAGGGTCTGCTAACTGAATAGTCATCCAGTCTGGATAACGAAGGTATGGAATATCAAACCATACACGCTGTCGTTTTTTTCTTACAAACTCAGGATGCTTAAATCCATTTCGGTCGGGAGGCTGAATAACTTTGTCTTCTTGATTCTCATAGCCAAACTCTTCACGTAGCTTTAGAATCATATCTAAGAAACCACGTAAGTTTGGTATACTTAGGAGAGTAAAAGTGTTAATAAATGAAATCTCTGTACCATCTGTTTCAGATAATACTCGACGGCAATTTTCATACATCGTATCAAAATCAAGACCATCACGCAGATATTCAGCCTGTTTCCCAACACTGTCTACACTTACATATAAACTAAAATGTTTACATGCTGGTGCAACATACCAGTGATTGCCGCTATCAGGATTGAAACGTTCTGGATCTTCCCAAACACGGACTTCTTCTAACTTCTTAATCTTATCAATGAACTTATCCATCAATGCAGGTTGTGGCGGAGCCATGTTAGACGTAATACTCAAGTCTAAGAATGCATTTGGATTTTCATTGACGTAATCTAATACTTTGAACGTATTCTTATCCATGAGAGGTTCACCGCCTGTCATACGAAATACTTTCAAGTCTTTATATGTTTCTGGAAACCACTTCCAGAATGCTTCGATATATGGATTATCTTTACGTGCAACTTCAAGTGGCATCATGCCAGTCTTACGTAAGTAATCAATATCATTATGTCCAGTACCATTTGAGAAGCGGAAGCCACCATGCTTCTTAATATCATCTTCCCATGCTGTACTAAGATGCGGAGAACAATAAGAACACTTTAAGTTACACGCTTGATTGAAGTTTACTTCAACATAACGTGGCTTGATATCGTGATCCCATGGTTGAGTTACTACTTCGTCCCATGCTTCTTTAACCCACCATTCACTTGAACGATAGTGTCTGTCACTCAGTCTTCCTTCTTTAGGAGCATTGGGTGCGTCTTCTACGTTCCAACAGTATTGACACCCTTCAGGTCGTTGTCCCTCTTTCATCTGCTTGCGTTCTTGTAGTTTGAACTGTGTGTTATGAAGAGCGTTAGGGTTCTTCTTTAGTTCATCTAGTGGAATAGCATGTGTAGGTGGGTGATAACAACTATGTGTACGACCTTGAGGCAGATGCAAACTTACTTGCAACCACTTCGCCATACACATTGAAGGTGATAGTGCGTTTAATTTCTGACGTGTAGCTTGCGCATCATCATCGTAGTTCGACATTACTTATCCCAACCAGTTTGTTTCTCTGATGCTAGTGGATTCTTTACTCTTGGTGGATTTGTATAAACACGTTTAAAGAATGCTGCTACTTCTGGTGTAGGATCACAAAGTTCCATACCAATCTTGTCAACTAAGATATCACCAATACGCAAACATTCATCAAACAGTTTGTCATAATCCCATGTTACTTTTGTACTTTCGCATTTCATATCCCCACCTTCGAATTGTGGGAATACTTCGTTCTCAAAATACTCTTTGAACCAATCATAACTAGAAATATTCTCTAGTACAAAATCATCGTTCAAGTTCATATCATAACAGCCTAAACGTGCGCCGAATAATGCCCAGATACCATTCTCTACATCTGACCCAATATTACACCATGTGATTAAACGCTCATAATTCTTAGGCCAGATACGCTTCTTAAAGTCTTCTACCGGAACTTTCTTGCCTTCATCAAGTGACATCTTAGCGCCTTCACGGTATCCAGCACGAAATGCTTGAAACGGTGAACCTGCATTATACACAAGTGAGTACACATTGTTCATCTGAATATAGTTCAAATCCCAACAGAAGTCAACCTTTTTTGTTTCGTCTTCCGCATTTTCATGTGTTCTCATATCTAACACAAGTTGCACAGGCCAACATTTAATGCCGCCATTACCATATACTAATCCGTTTACAACATTCTTTGCTGACCACGAAATAACAGAATTAGCTAAGTCCGTGTCTTCTGGGAATGTTATTTCTAAATC